CTCAGTGGGAATTTCCAACAAAGGAAAACTATGAGAAAATGCAAGAGATTATGCCATTACTTTATAAGGATTATGATGATATAATCGGACTATCAAGTTTGTGGCAAAGTCTGCAAAGTCTGCAAAGTCTGCAAAGTCTGGAAAGTCTGGAAAGGCTGCAAAGTCTGGAAAGTCTGGAAAGTCTGGAAAGGCTGGAAAGGCTGGAAACGTATAATCTATCGTATGAGCAAGTAAAAATACCGAAAAACAGCGTGGTTTATTGTGATATACCGTATAAAGAGACGGACAAATATATATCTGAATTTGACCACGATGCATTTTATAAATGGGCTTTAAGTCAGCCGTTTGAAGTCTACATTTCAGAATATGATATGCCGTTACCGTTCTATCCTGTTTATGAATGGGATAAACGGTCAACTTTAGGCGCTGGCAACAAAACCAAAACGGTTGAAAAGCTATTTTGCAATAGAAAGCCGAAAATGGAAGTATATAAACAATTGGAACTTTAAAGGGGTGATTTTATGACAGATAAGCAGGAATTGTTTTGCACGGAATATCTTATAGACAATAACGCATATCAAGCTGCTCTCAGAGCAGGATATAAGAAAACGACTGCTTTAGATGCTCCGAAATGGATACAAAAAAGCCCTAATAACCCCAAGTATAAGCCTGAAATCAGAGAGTACATAGACAAAGAGTTAAACAAGACTAAAAACGGCAATATTGCTACAGCCGAGGAAATCAGAGAGTTTTTATCTGCTTGTATGAGAGGCGAACACAAAGAGGAAGTACTAAAGCTTTCGGGTGACGGTAGACAGACTGTTGTCAAGGTTGCTGTATCAGAGAGGGACAGACTAAAAGCGGCTGAGTTAATGGGTAAAGGCTTGGGAATGTTCAAAGAAAAGGTTGACTTGACAGGTGCTGTCCCTGTTGCAATCGTGAACGATGTTGAAGAATGATTATAAAAAGCTGTCCTTGCAAGAAATGATAGGCAAGGGATATGCTGATTTTATCAAAACAAGATGCCGTTATAGAGTAGTCAAGGGGTCAAGAGGCTCTAAGAAGAGCAAGACAACGGCTATAGACTTGATTTACAAGATAGTCAGCTATCCGCTGTCAAACGCTCTTTGTGTACGCAGATACGGCAACACGCTCCGTGATAGTATGTATTCTGACCTTAAATGGGCTATACATAAGCTGCAATTAGATGCATGGTGGGAGTTTTCGGTATCACCGATGCAAATGGTATATAAGCCAACAGGTCAAAAGATACTGTTTAGAGGTCTTGATGACGGTATGAAAATAACGTCAATATCTGTCGATTATGGCGTTTTAAACTTCGTATGGATAGAGGAAGCCTACGAAATCAGACAAGATGATTTTAACAAGCTTGATATGTCTATCCGTGGTGAGTTACCAACTGGATATTTTAAGCAACTTACACTGACCTTTAACCCTTGGTCAGAAAATTCATGGCTAAAAGAGCGTTTCTTTGATGTTGAAAGTGACGAAATATTCACAGATACAACAACGTGGGAATGTAATGAATGGCTCGGTGAAGATGATAAAAAGCTATTCGAGCGCATGAAAGTTGACAATCCGAGGCGTTATAGAATTGAAGGAGCTGGCGAATGGGGTGTATCTGAGGGCTTAATATACGAAAATGTTGAGGTCAAGGACTTTAGCGTTGACGAATTGCGGAAAATGCCAACAGTTAAAGGAGCGTTCGGACTGGATATAGGCTTTACTGACCCCACTGCGTTTGTTTGTTGCATAGTAGATGAAAGCAATCAATACATATATATCTTTGACGAATTGTATGAACGAGGTATGACCTGTATGCAGATTGCCGAAAGGATAAAGCGTAAAGGGTACGGAGCGGAGCGTATAATCTGCGATTGTGCCAATGCACAGGCGATAGCTGAGTTAAAGGAGCTAGGTCTAAGACGTATAGAGCCGTCTAAGAAAGGTGCTGACAGTGTTCTGCATGGCATTCAGCTTATCCAAAACTATAAAATTATAGTCAATCCTCGATGCGCAAATGTTATTGAGGAAATCAATAATTACTGTTGGCTGAAAACAAAAGACGGTAAGTTTACCAATACACCTGACCACGAATTCTCGCACTCTATGGACGCTCTTAGATACGCTATAGGCAAGCTTAATGCAGTATCAACCATAAAGGCGGCAAGCCGTTTAGGGCGGCTGTAAAAGGAGCAGAGAACATGACAGACAATAAGAGCATTTTTGCGCTAACAAACAAGTACGGCTATAAAATCAATATCAATCACGATAAGATAAAGCTGCTGTATGAGCGTTTCAAGGCTAAGAAAAAAGCCTTGATACTATCCGATGATGAAAGAATTGAGTTTGAGGCTATAATCTTTAAGATGATAGAAAAGGCTAAGAAAAATGTGCAAGCATGATTACGTTAAGTTTAATGATGTCAATGTATGCCGTAAATGCGGCTTAACGATAGCAGACGGAAAAGCGGTATTCGATAGACGTTTACCGAATATCAAAATGAAACATAAGAAAGCGAGGAAAGCAAAATGAATCAGACTTTTGAGACGGCTTTAGTGGCGGCTGAAACAATCAGAGATACGGTAGTCAGGAATAGTCTTGAAACCTATCCAAAGTATCATGCTGAGATAAAGGCTATAAGGGATAACGGCATAAGTCCTGCACTCCTGAACAAAATTATCTCAAAGCATCTGCCTAATGCCTTGTATAATAGAAAACTGTATCAGCGTTATCAGGTCTTAGCAAATGGCGTTCCTATCTTTAGCAGAGAGCCGAGATTTGACAGCGGTGCTGATACCTTAAACAATACGGTCAATAATGATTTCTTTTCAGAGATAGTTGATTTTAAGGTGGGTTATTTTTCAGGCGTTCCTGTTGCCTATAGCTATAGCGATACGCAAGAGGCAAAGGAAACGACTGCAAGTCAGGGTGATACACTGGCAGCGGCAGAACAGGCACGAGATATAGCAGCTAAAGAACTAAGTGACTTTGTTACTCGTAATAACTTATATGATGTAGATATGGAGTGTACTAAATACGCCACAATCTGTGGCTATTCTGGCAGACTTCTTTATCATGATACAGACGGAAACGAGCGTGTTATGGCTGTAGCACCGTATGAAACTATTGTGCTTTCTGAAACTGATAACATATCAGAACCTACATATGCGATTCGCTATTATGTTGATTATAATATCAATAATAAGGCAACATATATCGTAGAGTACTACGACAGCGAGTATATCCGCTATTTCGAGGGTGCATCACTGGACAAGTTAGAGGAAGTACAGGATAAAAGAAAGCTTAACCTGTACGGCTACTGTCCGTTACAGGGCGTTGCAAACAATAACGAGCTTTCAGGTGACGGCGAGAAAGTCCTTGAATTGATTGATGCTTATGATCGTACTGTCAGCGATGCAAGCAACGAGGTCGAGGCTTTTGCTAACGCATACATGGTATTTGAGAACGTCAGCATTACAGAGGAAGAAATGCGGAAAGCGCAAGCATCGGGTGCGATTCAGTTTGACACGGCAGGAGAAGGCAAGGTTTACTTCCTTACTAAAGATAACAATGGTGAATTTATTGAAAATCATTTGAACAGGTTGCAAGAAAATATTTACAAGTTCAGCAAAACACCTAACCTTTCAGATGAGGCTTTCGGGACTTCAAGCGGCGTTGCTTTAAAGTTTAAGCTTACAGGCTTAGAGAGCAAGTGCGGTATGTATCAAGCAAAGTGCATAACAGCTAATAATTATATGTTTAAAGCGTGGGCTAATGCACTGGCTAAGAAGCAGATAAAGATAGACCCGTTACAGTGTGTATGCGAATTTAAACGCAACTTCCCTCTTGATCTGTTAAGTGAGGCACAGGCGGCGCAGGCTATGATAGGTGCAGGACTTCCTAAACGTGTTGCTTTCTCTCTTGCGTTCTCAGGCATTGACGATATTGATTATGTGCTTGACCTTATCGAAGAAGAAATGGGCGGTATTCCTTCACTTTTAGCACCAACAGATGAGGAAAATATCAATTCTGATGCAACAGAATGAACAAATAATTCTAATTTTGGGGTAAAAGCTTGACAATCAGAATTTAGTATGATATAATAGGCGTGGAAAGTGTAGCGGCTTTCATAAAAAAATATATATCATCATGCAAGCGGAGTGTTATTGACATTCCGCTTTTCTTATGCCCAAAAGAAGGTGAGAAAGTGCCAACACAAAAGGATTTAGAGTATTACTTAGCACAATTCAGACGTATTGCAGAACACAGGGAAAATGGCGCAATGCGTAAGATTTGGGCTGAATATAAAGATTTGTTGAAGGACTTGAAACACTTTCTCGCTGATTATTACGCAGAATATGCTATTGACGATAAATTGACTTTTGAAATTCTTAATGGCAAGAGACAATATGCTCGTTTCCTTGAAGAAGTAAGTGAACACGTTAGGCACTATATGCCGAGGATAGCTAAAGAAACTATTAGCGTGGTTGACGATACCTACAAAATAGCTTATGACGGCATGGTAGATGCTGTAGAAAAGTCTGTCACTACTGAGGATTTAAAGGAAAACTTAAAGGAAGTAAAAGCGGCTACACCTTCACAGGTTCGGGCAGGTGTGCTGAATGATCTAAGCGGTATAACGCCTGAAATGACTTACACAAAGGACACAGCGCAGTTTATATATGATTTACAGCGCACTTTAAACACTGGCTTAGTCAATGGCGATAGATACAGCACAATGGCTAAGAGAGTGGCTGAAAGATGTGATATATCATATAGGCGCAGTCAGCTTATAGTGCGTACAGAAACGCATAGAGTGCGTGAAAAAGGCTTTCTTGATAGCGGTATTGAGATAAATCAAGTGCTTGAAAAAGGCAGTACTCCACAGCGAATTACAAAGCGTTGGAAGTCAATGCATGATGAAAAAGTAAGACACACTAAGAGAGCCAATCACAGAGAGGTTGACGGTGTTACCGTAGGCATTGACGAAGAATTCACGCTATTGAACGGTGTCAAAGCAATGTCCCCAGGTTCAAGCGGTACAGCATATAATGATTGTAATTGCAGATGTATCTTGGTTTATGAGTTAAAGGGCATTACAGGCAACGCAACACAAAAGCAGATTGACAAAACTGCTGAAAGCGGTATAATAGAAGTAGAACAAGTGCAGGAAATATCGCTTGAAAAGCTAAAAAAATCAGGAATGTCAGCGAGCGACTTTGAAACTTATTCAAAGATGATAGCGGAGCATGAAAATCAAGATATCAGAGATTTGTATTCGAAGTATGCAGATAAAGTTAATGATGTGAAGCTTTCAAAAACGGGGGCGTATTCTCGGGCATCAAACACTTTGGTATTTGATTATGTAGACACAAGGTTCAAAGAGTTGAACAAATATGATACTCTTGCACACGAATATGGGCACTTTTTTGATGCTAAAGCAAAGTATAGCGGACTTAACTTCACAGAAATTGAAAAGATACATGATATTACAAAACTACATCAATTCTCTAACGTTGCAAGTTCAAGCGATGAATTTTTAAAAGCAATTAGAGAAGATAGAAAACATCTTAAATCAGTACTTGATGATGCATTAAAGCAAGAATTAGAAGCAAATAACGCAAGTGCTAATGTACAAGATGCTATAGACGGACTTTTCCCTAAATCAAGGCTAAAATGGGGACACGGTGACGCTTATTATAATAGGCATTATAACGCCGTTGACTTTATGGAAAAGAGAGGAAACAATAAACAACTTAAAAAACAAGTTCAGCAGTTTTATAAAGATATAGGCTTAGATGCAAGCAATCAAGCCAAAGTAAAAACGATAATGAGGCAGTACTTAGCCGCAAGTGAAATATGGGCAAATACAATGAGTGCTATTATTTGCGGCGGCGATACGCTTGATTATACAAAGAAGTACTTGCCTAATAGTTATAAGGCAATGCTCGAAATTTTAAAGAAGGTGATATGATGGATGAAATTGAAAAATTGCTTAAAGAATACGAAAAAAAGTTTGATGATATGTTTCCAACAATACCGTTTTCTGGGCGTACAGATGCCGAAATAGCAAAGATAATCAATGATTGCCTTTCAAAAAATAAAGACGTGTATGAACTGGGGTATTTAACATTAGACCCAAATGTCTTTTATTAATCATTTAAGCGTACCATAACAGGTGCGCTTTTCTTATAACCAAAAGCCAAATCCTAAAAACCTTTGGATAAATCCCCCTTACCTGTCCTTAGCATGACGTTAAACTGCCGAAATAGACGGAAGAGGTCGCAATAGTGACCTCATTTTTTCCGTCTATTTTTTATTAAGCCTTCGTCTAATGGTAGGACAACAGTTTTTGGCACTGTTAATAGCGGTTCAAATCCGTTAGGCTTAACCATGTGGGCTGTATATCAAGCACTCTTTAAGTGGGTTTATTATACGGAACTCGAAACGAAATCAACCGTGGACTATCCGCAAGGGTAGCACTCGAAAGGAGAAAAATCATGGCAGAAAATGCAAATGTAAACAATGCTGTAGAAACGACTACAACAGCCGATAACAAGGCTACGGACAATCAGGCTAATACTAATACTGAGGCAAAGACAAACGCCGAGAACAAGCCTACAGAGGCTAATATGAACGGCATCGAAAAGCTGATACAATCTGCTGTTGACCGTGCAACAAACAAGCTTGGCAATGAAAACAAGTCTTTACGCAAGCAGTTAGACGAATTAGTCAAGAAACAGCTTACCGATGAGGAGAGAGTTGAACTTGAAAGAAAGCAGGAACGTGAGGCTTTTGAGGCTGAGAAAGCACAATTTCTCAAAGAAAAGCATCAACTTTATGCAGTAAATCAGCTTGCAAAAGCTGAAATCAATATTGGCTCTGAGATGCTTCCCACGCTGATAGGACTTGTTAGCGGTTCAGATGAAAAAGTTATTGACGAAAACATTAAGGCACTTTCAACCGTGATAAATACAATTGTTGCGGCTAAAGTAGAGGAAACATTCAAACAGAATGGCAGAAATCCTTCGGGTAGCGGTAGCAATGATAGCAACTCAAAATCAAAGGGTGAAATACTCGCTGAAAAACTCGGAAAAGAGAAATCCGAGCAAGAAAAACGATCAAGAGAAATACTTGATAAATACATTAATAGGAGGTAAACTTTCATGAAATTCACAAACAAGAATGTAATTTCTGAAAAGGAAGTGCTTTATAACTCCGCTTATGTTGCACTCCCTTATGATTGCACAGAACTTTCGGCTCTTGCAACAAACGGCATTATCCCTGCTGGTACAATCGTCCCTGCAAATGATGCAACAGCTTTCGGCGTACTGATTCATGATGTAGTACTTGCCGAGAATCCCAACGGCACAGCAGTTGTTGATGGCTTTATCAACGCTAAAAACATACCCACAGCACCCTCTGCAGCGGCTCTTGCAGCACTGCCTAAGATTACTTTTGTTGACGGCAACGGCAAAGTAATAAAGAAGTGCTCCGTAAAGTATAACAAGGGTACAGCGGCAAGCGGTACAGCACCCACAGACAGCTCGTCACCTTATTCATACGGCGATACTGTAACAGTACTTGGTAATACTGGCACACTGGTGGGTCCTTCCGGAAAGACAACATTTGACGGTTGGAACACTAAGGCTGACGGTACAGGTACAGCATATTCCGCTAATGATACCTTTGAAATCAAGGGCGATGTAACGCTGTACGCACAGTTCAAAGCTTAAAAGAAAGGAGATAAGATAAAATGAAACTTTCAGATGTTTTTAACGCTCAGGCGGTTGCGCTCAACTATACTGGCGAGCCTTCAAATCAGCTTGAATACATAGGACAGGGATTTTTTCCCCCTCAGAAAAAGGCAGGACTTGATTTAAAGTGGATTAAGGGCTTTAACGGTCTGCCTGTTTCCCTCAAACCCTCGACTTTCGATGCAAAGTCAACTCTCAGAGATAGAGTAGGCGTTTCAATCAACGAAACTGAAATGGCTTTCTTCCGTGAATCCATGCTCGTTTCCGAAAAGGACGAACAGGAGATAATGAGGGTTACAGACAGCAATGACCCTTATGCTGTACAGGTTCTCGACAACATTTTCAACGATGCTAAGACACTTATTGACGGTGCTCTCGTTGTACCCGAAAGAATGTGTATGCAGCTTCTCGCTCCTCTTGGCGGTGATATGGGTATTAATATTGTTGCAAACAATGCTAATTACACATACAACTATGACCCCGATGGTTCATGGAAGTCTGCACACTATGCTGAGATAACAACTGCGGCTGATATGTGGAACGCTCCCGATACTTGTGACCCCTTTGCTGACCTTGAAGCTGCTATTGATGCACAGGAACAGGCTGGCGGCAATCGCCCCGAAGTTGCTATTATGTCTAAGGCTACTTTCAACATGATAAAGAAGTCTAAGGCTGTACAGTCTTACATACTTGCACAGAATACAACAGCTAATGTATTCGTTACAGACAAGATTGTCCGTGACTTCCTTGAAACAGAACTCGCTATTCGTGTTGTTATCTATAACAAGCAGTACAGAGACGAAAGCGGCGTAGCTAAGAAGTTTTACCCTGACAATATCGTTATGCTCGTGCCTAACGGCTCACTTGGTAAGACTTGGTTTGGCACAACTCCCGAAGAGCGTACACTCATGGGCAAGCCCGAAGCTAATGTAAGCATCGTTAACACTGGTATTACTGTATCAGTTACAACTACAACTGACCCTGTTAACACAAAGACAACTGTATCTGAGATTGTTCTCCCCTCTTTTGAAAATCTCAATGCTTGCTATGCCCTGCAAGTAGTCTCAGAATAAGGAGAAATCAATATGAAATATCCCTATTCCGTAAAGGTTGACGGCAAGTGGTATCGTCCTAACACCAATATTCCCGAAAAAGCCAAGGAAGTTGAAACCACGAAGAAGCTGACAACGGCTAAGCCCGAAAAGGTAGCTGAAAAGTCAACCTCAAAAGGTACAAAGAAGAAAGGCTAACCACTGAAAGGAAGAGCCTATTATGTTGAATATACAAGAATTAACTGAAATAGGCATTCCTGTCAATAACGGCGATGCCTATACAGAATTATTATGCAACTCCGCTTTTGACTGGCTTAAAACAAACACGACACTTGTATTTGATATAGACGATATAAACAGCATGAAAGCTTTACCACCTACTGTAAAGTTATTCGTGCTGAAATTTTGTGATATTATGAATATGGGCGTAGGCGTTACACATGAAAGTATCGGACCGCTTAGTCATTCATTTGATACTGGCAGTAAGTCTGCGCTCATATGGCAGTATGCAAGAGAATTATTGAACGGCTATTTGAAATCACAGGTTAAATTGTTTACAGCCAAAAAGAAATGGAGTTAAGGCGGTGAGAATATGCCTATACACCATAAGATAATCAAAAACCAATTTTCTGATATGCAAGCATCTATAGCGGAACTCAACGGCACGAAAATAAATGTCGGTTGCTTAGAAGGTGAGCATGCTTGGCTTGCATCTATCCACGAATACGGTTGCAAGATACCTGTTACTGATAAGATGAGAGCATTCCTGCATTATCAGGGGATCCACTTAAAACCAAGCACGACAATGATTATCATTCCTGAACGTGCTTTTTTACGAGGTGGCTTTGATGAATACGCTGAGGACGTTATCGACAGTGCAGAGCCTTTAATGGCTGATGTTATCGGCGGCGCTATGAGCGTAGACCAATTATCTGAGTTGATAGGCTTAATGCTTTCAAGCAAAATAAAAGAGTTTGCAGTCGATTTGAAGTCACCGCCTAATAGTTCAATGACAATTGAACGAAAAGGCAGTTCCAATCCATTAGTTGATACTGGTGATATGATAGGCAGTATCACATATGAAGTTACTAAATAAAGAAGGTGTGAAAAATGGAGCGATATAACTTTGTTGATCTCATAAGACGGCATAGCGTACCTTTCGAGGTTATAACCTACATTGAGGGCGGCTATGATGCAAGAGGCAAGTATCAACAGGGGGCTGAAATTATTTCAAGCTACTTTGGCGCAATATTACCAATGACAGACAGCAAGATTTATGAATCAGGCGGTACTTATACCACAAAAGACCGTACTTTGTATATGTCTAATCCTTTGCCACAGCCCATGAAAAATCTTAAAGTACGTTATGACGGCATGACTTACAAAGTGGAATCAACGCAGGATTTTTCTGACTATTCACACGCTTATATTTACACGCTTAAATGGATTGAGCCTGTCAGCGGAGGTGGTCTGAATGGTTAATCAAGAGAGCGTTGAAACCTTGATTGTATCTGGTCTGAATACACATTTGCGGTCTCATGGCTTTAATTGCCCTGTAATAATGGCTAATCAGACAGCACCTATACCGCCTTATCCGTATATCTCATATACGGTCACAACACCTGTAAGAGCCGATAGCAAGGGCTACAGCGTAGACAGCAAAGGCGCACGCTATAAAAGCTTAGTACAAACATGGAGTTTTACTGCCAATTCTGATGATGATAGTCAAGCCAATGCTGTTGCTATGCTTGCGTATGATTATTTTGCACTTTCAGGCAATACGTATCTCAGCGATAACAACATAGTTGCGCAAAGGGTACAAAGTATAACCAGTAGAGACAATCTACTGACTATAGATTACGAATACAGAAAAGGTTTTGATGTTGATTTTCTGCTTTATCACGAGATCAGCAAAGCAGACAGTGAAACAGCAGGGTACATTGAAATCGTAGAATTTAAAGTTATTGAATGATTTTAAAATCAATTTATATTTGAAAGGAGTTATTATAATGGCAAGTGATGTAAAAGTAATAATTAACATTGCCAAAGAGCCAACAGGCGTGGGCTTTGGTTTTCCTCTTATCATAGCAGGAAAAGCATCTGCCGCTGTTGCCTATACCGAGTGTGCTGACCTTTCCGAGGTTGCAACAGCACTCGGCACAGGGTACGCTACAAGCCCCATATACAAGGCGGCGACACTTATGCTTATGCAGGACACAGCACCTTCTAAGATAGCTGTAATGGCTTCTACCAGTGCCACAGTAACCGCACTGGCTGACGTTATCAACAAAGGTTGGAGGCAGCTCGTAGTTACCTCTATCGGTACTGAGGACGAAAGCACAATATCCGAGATAGCAACATACATCGAAACCACAAAGGATAAGATGTACTTTGCAAGCGCTCCTGCTGTTGCACAGGCTACAGTATCCGCAATGGAACGTACTGTAATGATGGTTCACACTGACAGTGATGCAACTATCCTTAACCCCGAAGCGGCTCTCGTAGGAGCTACAGCAGGAAAGACAGCAGGTTCTATCAACTATAAAAATCAGGTGCTTAAAGGTCTGCACCCTGCTAACCTTACAAGCGCACAGCTTGCAGCTATTGAAGCGGCTCACGCTCTTTGCTTTGTTGAGAAAGCAGGATACGGTGTAACCTCTGACGGTAAAACAACGTCCGATGAATACATTGATATTGTTGATAGTAAGGACTGGATAATTCAGCAGATCGAATATAGAACACAGGTTGCACTTATTCAGAATGAGAAAATTCCTTATGACAACAACGGTATATCTTTGCTTGAAAATATCTGTGTGAATGTACTCCGTGAAGCGGCTAACAATGGCATGATAGCGCAGAATGACGATGGCGAATATGATTTCAGCGTTGACTATAAGCCTCGCAGTGAGACACTGGCAAGCGACAGAGCAAGACGTGCATATGTTGAAGGTTCTTTCCGCTTCGCCCTTGCAGGTGCTATTGATACTGTTGAAATCAACGGCACAATCGAAATATAAGAAAGGAGCGTTTAAATCATGGCAAGAATTACTAACTATAACGCCAAAGACTGTACAATCACAGTCAACAATGTGTATATAACAGGTCTTGGCAGTGATATGATAACAGGTTCAAAAGATGAAGCTTTCTTTTCTTCGTCTGTAGGCGCACAGGGTGATGTAATCGTCAATGAGACCAATAACGACATTGGCACTATAACACTGACATTACAGGCTACAAGCCCACAGAAAGCATTCCTGCTCGGTCTTGCACGCAACAGGCAGACATTCTCCATATGGGCTGTAAACAAGTCTATAGGTGAGAGAATGGGCGGTACAAAGGCAAGAATTGAAAACTATCCCGAACTTGCCAACTCATCTGAGGCAAGTGACAGACAGTTTACAATCAAGGTTTTCGACTATACAGTATCGGAAGCGTAAGTATATTGAAGTTAAAGCGGTTACTATCATAAGTAGCCGCTTTTTCTTGTATAAACATTTTTTAGGAGGATTTTAAAATGACTAAGGCAGAAAACAAATTTTATACGAAAGAAAAAGAGATCAACGGCGTTAAGTATGTGGCGCAGTTTAGCGGTCTTTCCTCTGCGATGAGAGCAATTGACGAATCTTACATTGATAATAATTCAAGTAACGTTTCTATTCTGAAAATATCAAAGTATGTTTTCAATAACGTTATCGTTGAGCCTACAGGCTTGACAGCTGACGATTTTGACAGTATGGAAGAACTTAACGAGGTCGTTCGTTTCGGCATGGACGTAATGCAGGGCAAGTTTCGTGACGAGAACGAAAGCGGAACTAAAGCAAGCGGCAAGAAATAAATGGAAATTATGGCGGCTTGTTTTGTCTGACGGTGGGCTTGACTATAACACGGTTTTCCATCAAATGACAATGGACGAAATAGACGAGGCAAATGCCGCTCTTGATATGCTGATAGAAGCAAGAAACAGGAATAATCATTAAATCTATAGAAAGGACGGTGAGATTATGGCAGGAGAGAACGTAATTAGAAAAGACGTTGTGCAAATAGGCTTTGACGTTATCGGCAATCCTATTAAGGAAATACAGTCAATGGTCAATAACCTTACTGGCGGTGCTAAAAAGGCGATGCAAGGCGTTGACAGCATAACCAAAGAGGCAAAAGCGGCGGCTGACAGCGTTAAGGGCATCGGTGAATCAGCTAAACAGGCAAGCAACACGGCTAAAAACATGAGTGAGCCTATAAAAAAGACCGCTGAGAGTGCAAAAGATGCATCGAAAAACCTTGAAAGTATGGCGAAATCCATTGAAAAAACTGGCAACGGCAAAATCAAGTCAATCCCCGAGGCTATAAAATCATCTGCTACGGCGGCTAAAGAGTTTGCCGCAAGCTTGAAGGCAAATATTGCAGACGGTGCAAACAAAGGCTTTCAGAAGCTTAAAAACACGGTTCAGTCCGTTAAGAATATCAAACTGACCGACTTAACAAGCGGTCTATTAAGAGGCGTAAACAATCTAAAAGATAAATTTTCAGGTGCGGCTAAAGCGGCAAAAGAGATTGAAGATAACATGGACGGTGCAAAATCGTCTATTGATGATGCAACGGACGAAGCAGGGCAGTTAGGGAACAAGCTTAAATCGGTTGCATCTGCTATTACTAAAGCTTTAGGCGGTCTTACACTTGCCGCAGGAGCAGGAGCAATCGGTTTAGGTACTGCTGTCGTTAAGTCATTCGGTGAGTTAGAACAAAATATCGGCGGTGCTGAATCCGTATTCCAGGACTTAGGCAAGAGCATAAATGATATGAGCACCAAGACAATGGTGCTCAATAAAGAGACTAAGGAACTTACCGAGACAACAACCAATTTAGGAAAGCTTAGCGAAGATGCCTATAAAACAATGGGTATTTCTCAGAGCGAATACCTTGCTACTGCTAATAAGATGGGCGCATTGTTTCAAGGTTCAGGCTTAGACCAACAAAGAGCCTTAGACCTTACAACGCAAGCAATGCAGAGAGCCGCAGACATGGCAAGCGTAATGGGTATAGATCAAGCAAGCGCACTGGAAAGCGTAGCAGGTGCGGCTAAAGGCAACTATACTATGATGGATAACCTTGGTGTTGCCATGAATGAAACCACGTTAAGTGCTTATGCTCTATCTCAGGGCATGACAAAAGCGTGGAAGGATATGAGTAATGCCGAAAAGGCTGAAACTGCTATGCAGTACTTCTTTGAGCGTACATCACAGTACGCAAGCAATTTTGAACGTGAAGCGACTGGCACTGTTTCGGGTGCTTTTGGACTACTTAAAGCATCTGCACAGTCATTTGTAGCAGGATTAGGTTTAGCCGATGCGGATATTGAGCATTTAACGAATAATATAGTTGATGCTTTTCAGGCAGTTATGAAGAATGTAACGCCTGTACTCAATAACCTTGTATCAGCCCTTCCTAAAGCTGCTAAAGCCCTTGTAAATTCACTGGGTCAAATACTGCCTACGCTTTTAAAATCCTTTACAGAGCTTTTTAGTGAAGTTTTAAAGTCACTGCTTGACCTTATACCGCAGTTAATCCCTGCTTTCAGCGATACTATGGTACAGATAGGACAGACAATAATTAAGTCTATCCCGAATATCATCACTTGCGGCATAGAGTTAGTAAACGGTCTTATAGACGGTGTTGCTGATGCTTTACCTGACTTAATACCGACATTCATTGACGGTGTTTTAAAGGCAATAGATAAGCTTGTAAGGAACATTCCTAAATTCGTTGATAGCGGTGTAAAGCTAATACAAGGATTAATCAAGGGCATATTGCAAGCGATACCACAGATAATCAAGCAAGCCCCAATTATCATTAATAACCTTGCAAACGGTATTAGTCAATCCCTAAATATGCTGTTATCAAGCGGTGAAGATATGATAACAAGCTTGATTAACGGTATTTCAAACGCAATCCCGATGATATTAAATGTTGCTACTGACATTATCACAGGTCTTGCGGACGGTATCACGAATAATTTACCCTCAATCCTTGACAAAGGTCTTGAAGTTATCATGAATTTTGTGGCAGGAATAACACAAAATCTGCCAAAGATAGCCGAGGCTGCGTTAAACTGCATAGATAAGCTTGCTAAAAGCCTCTCTGATAACTTGCCAAAGATACTTAATGCAGGAGCAAAAGCTCTTAAATCGCTCGTACAGGGCATTATAGACAATCTACCAACTATCGTTAATACCGCAAAGGATATAGTTGAAAGACTATTGCAGACTATAACAGACAATCTCCCACAGATACTGCAAGCAGGAACGGATATGCTGTTGAACTTAGTACAGGGCATAGTTGATGCACTTCCCGACTTGCTTACAACTGCGGTCAATCTGTTGCTTGACTTCCTTAATGCTATCATTCAGAACTTGCCGATGATAATTGAAGCAGGTATACAGCTGATAGTTAATCTTGTACAGGGTATAGTCAATGCATTGCCTGACATTGTTGTTGCGGCTGTAGATGCTATTATGGCGTTTGTTCGAGGCATCGCTGACAATCTACCTATGATAATACAGACTGGAATTGAAATGATAACAGAATTGTACATGGGTATATGGGAATGTATTCCCGATATCGTTGAGGCAGGATTTGGCATCGTAGGGGCACTGGTCGAGGGCATTTTCAGCGGTGACTTTATCTCAATTGGATGGGATATCGTAACAGGCATTGTAAAGGGTATTTTTAACGGACTGAAATCGGCAGCATCAAAAATATGGAACTGGATAACTTCTATCTTTACTGGCGGTGAAATTGACGATGATTTTGTATCGGCAGGAGTAACTTGCGCTCAGAATTTTGCAAAAGGGGTGCAAGAAGGTACTAAAGATGTTAAGCGTTCCGCCGATGACCTAAGAACTACAGTATCAAGCGGCGTAAGTTTAAACGCTCACTCTTACGGTATGACCGCAGGAAGCACGTTTGCAAGCGGTTTAAACGGCTCTATGCCTTATATATCGACTACGGCAAACGGCTTATCTATGACCGCCACAAACGCTCTTGCAACGTCTGCTAATAGTGCGTATAACGCTGGCTCTCAGACTGGCTCAAATTACAATCAGGGTATGTTAATTCATATCGGTAATACGACTTACACAGCATCTACCCTCGCAAATGCGGCTAAGACTGGATTAGAATCTGCTGATGGGCTTACTGTTGGAAGTAGCTTATCAAAGGACTTTGCAAGCGGTATAAGCTTATCTGCAAGCGATGCAATAACGAGCGCACAAAGTCTCTCTAATTCTGTTAAGAACGCTACAGATGCTAAGATACCTGTTGAAGTAGATACTAAAGATGCTGAAAGCAATATAGGCGAGCTGAAAACAAACTTCTCGAATACGCTTAGTGCGCTCAATGCAGATGTATCAAGCAATTTCAATTCGATATCGAACACCATGACAAACGTAATAAATAGTGCTTGCAATTCTGTTGTTGGTACAATGCAAACTATGGTATCAACCATTAGCGGTATATCCTTGTATGCTACAGGTCAAAACCTTATGCTCGGTCTGTATGACGGTATTGTATCAATGCGTGATGCTCTTATCAATACGGCGCAGAGCATTGCTACAAGCGTTTCAAGCACAATAAACAACGCTCTTGAAATACATTCGCCGTCTAAGGTGATGTTTAGGACAGGTCAGTTTGTTGATATGGGCGTTATCGAGGGTATGCGTGATGTTATGCCTGATGTTGCACAAACGTCCATGCAGTTAGGTGAGACTATTACAGGCAGCACGACTACAGGTATTGATGCATCTTACGACAATGCCCCTGTAAGCAATTACGGCGGCAATACAAGCACTAACAACTACAGTCCTTCCTTTACTCTTAACTTCACATCAAATGGTGGTGGAGAGAGTGAACAAACGGTCAAGAAGTGGATTAAAGATGCAATGGCTGAGGTTTTCAATAACCTTGAAACCGAAAACGCTCCTATCTGGGAAATATAAAGAGGTGATACAATGGCTTATATCAATAATATCTATGTATTTGTCCAATCTGAAAAGATAAATAAAGGGGTCGAGGTATCATCTCACCCAGTTGAGCGAGGGCTTGAAATATCCGATAATGTCAAGCGTAATCCGCTCACGTTATCCCTTGAAGGCGCTATAGTAGGTAAAAACGCTAAAGTGCAGATATCCGCTCTTACCCAAATGATGAACGGCGGCAATCTTATAAGCTATTCGGGCGTGAATATCCTTAAAGATTGCATAATAGAAAGCTTTGAAACTGGCTATACCAATCAGATCACTGGCGGTTGTAGTTTCACTATGACACTTCGTGAAATCAGGATAGCTAATTCTGCATACACACCTACTAAAACAAGCAGCAAGACTAAGAAGCCGACACAGAACGGCACTCAGCAAGTGCAGAAAAAGCGTGTGAATGTGTATCATACTGTAAAAAAAGGTGATACTCTTTGGAGCATAGCGGTGCAGTACTACGGTGACGGTTCTCGTTTTAACGAAATCTACTACGCTAACAAATCAAGAATCCCTCGAATAGCTGTATTAAATGTTGGTACAGCTTTATATATTCCATAACGCAGCTTAGAACGTTCTCTGCGCCTTGTATACGGCTTTTTTTAGTGTGTGGGTGGTAAACTTATACCCTTAATCTAAAAGCCCCTTACAGGGCGTTGTAGAGCGTTTAAACAAAGGAGTGATAAAATGGGAGATTATATTGAGGTTGATAAAAACCTAATGCCGTATAGCTTTGATATCCTACTCGGTGCTGAAATGTTCAATCTTGCTTTCAAATGGAATGAACGTGCAAAGGTTTTCACTTGCACTTTGTCAAAAGGCGATGAGGTATTAGTATACGATGAGCCTTTGATTTATGGCAGTGTTCTATTTGCCAGTGAATACCAATCAAGCATATTTCCACCGCTTGACTTAGTGCCGTGGGACGAATCAGAGCAAGAAACAGAGGTTACCTTTGATAATTTCGGCAAAACAGTCTTTCTAACCGTGAAAATGGGCGGTGATGATAGTGAATAGCAGTATCATTGAAAACAACAGAACACCTAAACCATCTGAAATGATGGTTGCTTTGCAACAGCTTGAAAGTCAGATTGAAACAAATAAAACGGTTGAAGGGCAATTTCGGCGGTCGGTGTTGATAAAGTCAGGCGGTGCTACTATCAATAACATGGGGCTTGACTGCGAGTTTGAGGTAAACTTTGACGATAACACGCAAGCCAATAGTGCTGAAATAAGGATATATAACCTGTCTAATGCCACAATAAACCGCTTTGTGAATAAGGCTTCAATCACTATTCAGGCAGGGTATGGCAACGATACAGGTATCATCTTTGACGGCTATATCACATCGAAAAAGACTTTGTGGGAAGGCGTTGATAAGATAACAACTATCCGTGCTCTTGACGATAGTAAACGCTATAACCGCAATGTGGAGAGTATAAGCTACAGGGCAGGAACTAAAGCAAGCTATATCCTTAATGACCTTTGCAAGCGTGTAGGACTGCCTATAGCGGTCTTTAAGACTATAAG